ATGGGAAGTGAAAACTATGTAGTGCCGGCCCGGTCGTGGGACAACATTTCACAAGTGGCAGAGTCTGTCCGGTATCACTTGGGTCTGCATGGCATAGCCTTCGTCCCAATTGTCGAGGCGGTCGAGAACATCCTCGACCTCACGATGAACTTTGTTCGGTTTGAGGTCGGGGACTACGTCGAGATGGCAGGGGCAGAGGGACTAACCGATCCCAATGGCGAGTTCATCATGATCCGAGAAGATGTATATGAGAAAGCGGTAGACGGAGATGGGCGCGCTCGATTTACGATTGCCCACGAACTCGGTCATCTCGTGCTTCACACCGGCATCCCTCTCGCAAGAAGCGTCCACGGTGATGGGGTTGCTGCATATAGCAAGAGCGAGCCGCAGGCGAACCAGTTCGCCGCCGAGTTCCTGATGCCTCGCAGCATGATTCGCCGCGGTATGACGAGGACTGACATTGCGCGGATTCATGGCGTATCCGATGAAGCCGCGCACCTCCGCTTGGAGTTCCTTCGCAAGAAGGGACTCGCATAAAAAAGGAGATTTGACTGCAATCAAATCCCCTTTTTCACATAAATTTCCGTGTCGGGCTTGCAAAGGGGCTAGCCGAGCGGAAGCCTCAGGCACAAGCCGTCGAACGGGATGTCGCAATTCCACATAGTATCGGCTAAAGCTTGTGTCAAGGTAAACAGCGCCCCTTAGGGAGCAGGCAAGATGGCGAAGAGCGTTCTTCCCCCGCCTCCTCCGGGCTACAAGTACATCTTCCGCCCGTGGCGGAAGTGCTCGAAGACCGGCAAGGTCCTCTGGGCGCGTACGTTTGGGCTTAAGGCATGGCCGATTTTGATTCCGGCTTAAAGTGAACTTCGGCGGGGTGGACTCGGTACACCCCGCCGTTTTCTTCGGAACCTGATCCCGAAAAAGACAAAATCGCCTTAGCCAATCGGCAAGTTTGCCACGCGCGGCTCCTTTCGATCCAAGATCACCAGCTCTCCCACCTCCTTTCCGGAGCCCCCGGAGATCGTGTAAGTGAGGTCCACGCGCGTGATCGAGAACGCCGAAAAGATTTCGCGAACCTCCGGCCGATCATTCAGGGAGATTAGGAAACGCCCACGAATGGTCGCCAGCCGTTCGGCCATTTCCTTGAAACGGTCGCGTGCGAAGGTGTTTTTTCCGTAGTCACCTTCATTCCCGAAGTACGGCGGATCGAGATAGAACAGCGCTCCTGGGCGGTCATAGCGATCGATGAAGTCCCGCCAGTCGAGGTTCTCGATCACAACTCCGCTCAGTCGCTCATGCACCTCCTCGAGGAGGATACCGAGACGCCCAATATTGAAACGCGCCGAGCCCATCGTATCCACGCCGAATGAGCGGCCGCTGATTTTGCCACCAAAGGCGAGACGCTGGAGGTAGAGAAAACGCGCTGCGCGCTCCAAATCGGTCAACGTCGACGGGTCCGTCGCGGCCAGCCGCTCGAATTCGCGCCGGGACGTGAGCTGGAACTTCATCACCTCCATAAACTGAGGATAATGCCTCTGGAGGATACGGAACAAGGTAATCACGTCACCCGACCGGTCGTTGATCACTTCGGCCTTTGGGATCAGCGAACGCCGCAGGAACACGCCTCCCATGCCGACGAAGGGTTCGGCATAGAGCGAATGCGGGATCTGCTCAAGCATCGAGGCGATGCGCGCCGCGAGCTGTTTCTTTCCACCAAGGTAAGCCGCCGGCGGGGACACGGGCCGAACGGCCGTGAACTGAAAGTTCTCTTGCATTGTGTTGGACCGTTTTTTCTGGCACACGCCGTTCGCCTGCGCAGGCAGCGGGTGTGACAATGATCCTTCGGGATTGTCAGACGGGGACGACGCCAATCAGCACCCGTCGTTGCGGCTAAGCCGCGACCACCCGTGGCCGGGCAGCATAATGGCCGGAGGAAAGTTTCCTCCGGCCAATCTCTTCTAAGCAGAATGATCCATCAGACGCGCAGCGAGGCCATGTCGAACACGCTCGCTTCATCCTCTCGCTGCCTGATCCCTTTGAACGACGCATGCCGGAGCTTCCCGTCGTCGGTCCAGGCGCGGTATTCGACCTCTGCGACGAGCACCGGCTCAGTGAAGACGGCATTTTTCCGCCTAAGGCTCACCGCCGGCGTTTTCGTCGCCATACCCTCGAGCAGACTTCGCAGTTCACGCGATAGATCGTGTGACCAACCCGTACCACAGCCGCCGACATAGACGAGCTCATCGCCTTTCCGTGCTGCCAGCAGCAATCGGCCGAGGTGGCCAGGCACGGTGGACGGCTCGAAGCCGACCACCGCAAAGCTGTCACGGCGCTTGCAGGTGATCTTCTGCCACCACTCGCCACGGCCGGAGCGATACGGCTTCTCGACGTGCTTGGCGATGATGCCTTCGAGGCCGTGAGCGCAGGCGACGCGGAAGAACTCGTCGCCATCAGCCTGCACCTCTTCCGACAATCGAATGGCCCCTTCCCGGCCGGCGACGAGCGGCTCCAGCAATCGCCGGCGCTCGCGCAGCGGCAGCCGGCGCAGGTCGCGGCCGTCCAGATAAAGGAGATCGAAGGCATAGAAGACGATGGCGCCGGCTTCATACGGCGACGGCAAGCGGCCGAGCGCACGCTGCAGCATCCCGAAGTCCGAACGCCCCTTGTCGTCTAGAACAACGGCTTCGCCATCGAGGATGGCTGTCTTGACGGCGAGCCGCCGCGCATCGTCTGCGATCGAGGGAAGCTTTTCGGTCCAGTCGTAGCCGCCACGCGTGAGTATCCGCACCCGGGCGGGCTCGATGTGTACGGCGATCCGATATCCGTCCCACTTCACCTCATAGGCCCAGTCCGGCCCCTTCGGCGGTCTGTCGACGAGCGTCGCGAGGCACGGATCTACGCGCACCGGCATCGCATCGGGAGATGGCTGATCGGTTTTCTTGGATGTCTTTCTTGCCACGAGAGAAATCGTAGCTCAGCGCGCGCTTCAGCAAAAGCTGCACAAATTGGCTAGGGCCATCATGCAGCCCCTCGCCGCCTGTCCCCCTCGGATGGCGGCATGAAGACGACAGAGACCGATCTTGATCCACACCGAGGGCAGCGAAGACGGCTTGCAAGCATTGCCATCGGGAAATCGCGGCCGCGCGTCGCGACCAGCGTCAGCATATCCAGATCATAGGTCCACGTGCACCGGCGAACGGACTTCATGCCTTCGCGATTGCCGTACGCGCATCGCGCCCGCAACTGCCAACCTTCGCTAAAAGCTTCTCCGATCGTCTCGACCATAACAGCCAGATAATATAAGAACGAACAGAGAACAACGGCAGGCCTAAACCGGTTCCACAGATTCCCGGAGGATCGACATGAACAAGATGATGAGCCCGGCAGCATTCGGCGCTCAAGACGCGGCCGCCTTTTCCGTGCGAGGCTATTCAATGGGCGCGATCCGCGATGGCTGGTGGGCGTTCATCTCAAGCCGTCGGCGAAAACCAAATGACGACCTTGTTGATGAGCTTTGCATTGCGCGCACGAGAGAGGGCAGGACGCTTCTACGCTTCCTGCGGAAAGGCCGGAAACCGGGCACCTGGGATTTGGTCTCCATAACGGGCGACCCGCTCCTTGATCAGGAGCTGGAATGGGCAGAACGCGTGATCTGGCTTGAGCCGCACAGGATCACCCACACAGAAATCGACGCTCTCCAGGAGGTGGAGAGCGTCGAGTAGCCGGTCGCCGCCCGCAATGCGGCATTGCTTCAACAGACTATCTCTCGACCTTTGCCGCGAACCACCGGATGAACAGCACCTCGGAGCCGCGCGGCCCGAGATAGGCAAGCGCCGCGATCAACCCCGTTGCCATGGGTTGCTCCAGCGCCAGCCATGACGCGAGGGCCTCGCCGATGAAGGCCATGCCGACGGCGATCGGCATTTCCCAGAGCAGCTCCTTTCCGAAGAACTTCCGGCGCATCTTCCGGACTTCGTTTGTGTGCCACATCAGCCGCCCGACCAGCGCGCCGATCATGGTCGTCGCCGCACCGCCGAACCAGGCGTTGAGCAGCTCGATCAAAGACGAATATTTCTGCGACATTCAGCGCCCTTCCCCGTGTCTAGCGCATTCCCCTTCCGTCCAGACCGCCGCGGCGCAGATGCCGACGACTGTCCGGTCGATCTTCCGTTGATCTGCCGGCGTCGCGCCGCGCGCGCCGATCAGGTCAGTCCCGACGACCCGGCGCAACCCCGCGACATTTGCGGGCGCCGAAGTCCCACACGCGGCCCCCATCGAGGCAACGGTCATAATTGCTGCGGTCAGCGTCCGATTTAGAAGCCGCGTCATTGTTCTGCCTTTCGATCGCGTCTTTGATCCGGGCACCGTCCTCGCGGATCTCGACGATGACCCAGGTGATGGCGGCGAGCACGAGCACGCCGCCGAGGATCTTCGGCCAGTCGACCATCACTTCAGCCCCAGCGCACCGCGCACCGCCGGCATGGAGGTGATCGCGTAGACGGCGAAGCCGACGATGACGGCGAGGATGGCGATCTGCACCCGCCAATCGAGCGCCACCAGGTTCAGCTCCTTCAACCCGGTGACGATCGTGCCGCCGGCCGTCAGCAGCCAGGTCCAGAACCGGCCGGATTTGCGCACCGGCTTCGCTCTCGGCTTCGGGACGGGCAAGGGCACCGGCCGAGCCTCCGGCTCCTCCGCCGGCTCATGCGGCCGGCGGGCGGCGTCAAGGACCTCTTTCAGCACCGCCTCGACCTTTTCCGGCTTCACCAGCGCCTTGTTGAGCCCGTCGCCGGCATAGTAGGACTGGCCGCGCCTGATCTCGCGCTCGCTGCCCTTCGTGGCCGCGAGAACCGGAAAGGAGGCCCATTCCTTCGCCAGGTTCTCGGCAAATTCAAAGAGGCTGATCTTGCCGACGATGAACTCGGCATAGCCGCGCCGCAGCAGCAGCTTGTAAGCGAGCCGGTCCTGCAGATCGGGCGTGAAGACATCTTTTCCGCTGATCGACGTGACTTGCTTCGCAAGATCGATCAGCGTCGCGCGCATGAACTGATAGCCGCCGGCCGCGCTAGACCGGAACCGCTTCGACCAGCCCTTCTGGGCGTCGACGATCTCGCCGTAGGTCATCGTCGTCAGCGGCTGCGGCAGCTTGGCCTGGTTATGGCCGTAGATCACGTCATAGGACGCGCGGTCGCTCCGCCCGACTTCCGTTTCACGGATGAAGTCGAGCAGGATCGCCGCGCCGGGAGGCACGGTTTTATCCATCTGATTTTCCTTTGGTTGAGCGCTTTAGAACCCCGACAAGCGGGATCTATGTGGTGGAACTTTTTCTAGGAGCATCCGTTGAACGGCTTAGCTCGGCGGAAAATGCGAGCGCCGGCATGGATGCGAAGAAGGCAGGAATATCGCGGCTGCTGTTGGCAGCCCCAGATCTGCGTCGCAGCACGTGGATGATGCAAAGCCCCGCATTTCTGAAGATGTGCGAGGAGTATGAGCACGCGTGCTTGCGGCGCGATGCCCTTCGAATCTCAGCCGAGAAAGACGACGAGGCCCTGCTTAAATTCGAGGCGGAATGCAAAAGCCTGGAGGCTGCTGCTATCGCTTACATTCGGAAGCAGCGGCAATTCTCCGGACTTGCGTGAATTGACATCCTCAAGGCAGCAACGCCGCGATAAGCGCCGCTACGAAAGCGGCTGCGGCGAGGGCTGCAGTCCATTCTATTATCTTGACGCGTTCGTCGGGACGCATTGCACTCCTCCTATGTTGCGCCCCAACCATGAAACGCGCGGCAATACCGGAATGTTGCGTCGTCACGGCCAAACGAACGCCGGCAGCTCGGCCATGAACTCTTCTACGCTCGGCTGCGCACGCTCGCCGGCCAGCACCTTCACCAGCTCGGCCGTGGAATAGGTCCACACTGCCGATCGCCAGGCGAACAGCGCCTCGCCCTCGGCCGCGAACTGCGGGTTCGGATCGCCGCGATAGGTGATGGCGGTCTGGATGCCGTCATATTGCCGCTCACGCGCCTTGGCATCGAGATGCGCCTGGATGGCGGCCGAGTATTGCGCCTGCAGCGCTGCGCGCGCCCCTGCCGCCTTCTGCTCGGCCGTGACAACTTTCGATATGTCAACCATCCACATTGGCAGGCTCCTCTTCAGCAGGATCAGGGATCGACGGTGCCAGATCGGCGGGCAATGCAATCACCCCGTCGGGCGGGTCTATGAGTGGCGGAGGAAATGCGACGGTCTGAGAGGGGCTCGGGCCGTGCGGCAGGATGAGCGTCAGGTGAAGCTTGCCGGCGATCCGTTCGACGGGGCCTAAAAGCCATTCACAAGGCACGTCACCTGCGGGGATGGTAGCGCCCTCCGGCAAGGAGCTGAAATCGAAAGGAGCGCCATTGATTGTCAGAATATCGCCGGCTTTCGAGACCTCGATCGCGTCGTCGCGCCGCTGCGGAGAGAGATTGATACGCATTAGAACCACCTGCCGATCGCACCAAATCTGATAGTGTCACTTGCCCTCGATGACGCCGAATAGGCCGCTCCTACCCATGAGCCGAAAGCCGTTCTAGCGTTCACCCAGCCGTTAATTGTTGTATGTATGTGCCCGAATCCAACGGGCTGAATACCTGTGAAAAGCACCGGCATGGCGGCGGACACCGCGTTAGAGTAGAAGAGGTTACCGGTTGCCTGGTTCATCGACACGGTTATTTCCGGTGACGTGCAAACCATGGTGCCGTCGGCAAATTTGACGTACTCCCCATTGGCATTGCTGCCCCGTTCAATGACGGCCCCCGCAGGAAAGCCCGCGGAGTTTGATACGGTCCCGACAATCGGTAGCTCAACAATCGTCCAGTCCGTCCAGCTTGTGCCGCCGTTGACGGTGTTCCTTCTGAAAACCTGGTTGTTGTCTCGGTAGAAATACTGAAACACGGCATTGGTGCTTCGCTGAAGCACCACAAGCGTCCCTGTCGTCGCTGCTGAGCCGGCTCCGGCATAGGTGTTGGCCCAGTTTCCCGACAGGGTATAAACGCCGGCAACGGTAATGGTGTTTAGATCGCCATCGACCAAGCCAACATCGCTGTTAGCAGGGGACCGAACGGAGCCACCCCATACAGGGCCAAGCTTTAGCAGTGCGTCGAGCACACCCGTCGACGAAAGCAGGTCGCGCCCCTTCGCCTTGATATCCGCAAGCGCGCCCGAATTCGCTCCGGTGAAGTAGGCAAGCTTGTCAGCAGCCGGCGTCAGGCCGGCCAAAGCCGACAGCACCGCATTGTCGAGCCGCTGGATGTAGGTCGAGAGCGCCTGAGCATTGACGGTCTGCTGCTGCAGATAGGCCGTATCGCGAACGATCCAGTACCCCTGCCCGGCCGCTGTCGTGCCCCGCCATGGCTTGGCGAGGGTGAGCTGGGTGTTGCTGTCGATCGAGAGGATAGGGACCGGGTTACCGTTGCTGCTGTCGAGGCCGAAGAGCCCGCCGGCGATCAACGCCGTTGCCCAGGCGGTCCCGGAGCCGGTGACAACGGCGCTGCCGGCGGTCACGGAAACCGTGCCCGTTACATAGGGTATGGTCATGTCAGATGTTCCTAAGCTGGAATGCCGAGAATGTAGTAGCGGATGCCGAGCACGTCGTCGGCGCCTTCCGTGCGCCACGTGCCCGGGTCATCATCATCGTTGTAATAGTCGCCTGGTCGTCCGCGATTAGTGACAAACGTTGCGCTTGTCTGGGTCAGGCGACAATGGGAGCTGTCCCCACACTCGAAATTGCTGCTCGTCGAGTAGATCAATTGGCGAACGGACGGCAATTTGATCGACGCCTGCCAACTGCCGAAATTCTGATCCGAACCGGAACCGTGTTTGGTCATGTACTTGACCATGGGGAACATTCCGGTTGCATCAAAGGTAACAACAGTTTCGACTGGGCTCCCTGCCGAGACAGGAAAATACCCCTCTTTGATGATTTGCACACACGGCCAACGACTGTCGATCACGATGTCTGCCCAGGACGGCGGGTTAGCGGAACCGGGGCGCAGGAATTGAACCACATCCACGCCGCCCTCAGTGAACTGCCTAAATACCTTATTGCTGCCATTCGTCGGACTGTCGCCGGCGTCGAGATACAGCATGAACCGAGCGCGCATAGCGGAGGCCGCGTTAAAGTAAATACGCGTGCCGTTAAACCAGTACTCCGCTCCCGCGCCGTCTTCCATGTCAGGAGTCCACGGATAATAGATTGTGGATCCCGTGTAGAAATGAACGTCAAGCGCGATATTTGTCGGCAACGTTATACCGGTATCGTAGAACGACTCTCCTGCGGGAATTGCGATGTCCGCAGCAGCGATGACCTTGACGGGCACACGTCGACTGTCGAATGAGATTTGCCATTCGGTCGCAGTTTCCGCGTTGTACCCCGGCTTAGCGATAATCATCTTATCCGAACGAATGATGATGTTCTTACTGCCGTTTGGCGCAAGCACGGGAGCTTCTAAAGACGGATCTTCATTGCCGGGGAGGTTCCACACGATCAATCGTTTATCGCTGGAGTGAAAGCGGTTGTAGGCGTCGTTAGTGTCGGAGTTGTTGATCCGCGTGACAGTGCCATACGGGAATGAGCCCCAATTACTGACAAGGCCCTGATAGTCCTTGAACCAACCGGCTTGGCGCCAGTTCCCCATAAACAAGTAACCACCCTGATCGTGGTAATATTTGCCGCTGTATCGGCGTTGTATCTTCATTTGGTTGAAGCGGCCTGTACTATTTCGGGTTGCCTTCACGTCGAAAAGCGGCATATTGTACTTCATATCCGGGAAGGCGCTATTCTTAAACACCCATATGGCTTCATTAAACCCGCCCGCGTCACCGTAAGCCACAAGCTTTTGATAGTTGGACGAGTTTGACCCAGCGGGAAAGTATTGGGTGCCGCTTCCGCCGGGAATAGTGTTCACACGCTCAATGTGGGCAATCGACGCGTTCAGCGCATATTTCGAGTTGTAGAGGAACTTCGAACGCTGACTGTCTGGCGTCGTGCGCGGATTGTCAGCGTCGTTCTTCATGATTTTGACACAGCCGGCGCCGGTACTGTCGACGCCAATCATCGTGCGGACCATTAGCTAAAAACCTCGATTGTGCCGTTGTTGAGGTCGATTTTCATTTTGCCGTTCAGTGACTGAAGAAGGCCGGCATTGACCGTTCCGATGTTGGCAATTGCGAGCTTCAACTCACCGTTTTCGAAGGCGAACGGCAGGTGACCACTGTTGCCGGAGAACACGAGAAACTGGTCAACTTGGATGGCCATGCGCGATTTCTGGATTCCGCCTTGGGTGTAGAGTTCGATGTAGAAGCCAGACACTTTGAAGCTCTGATTGGTGCCGGCCCGCAGCATGACGGAAAAGCGAGCGTCGACGCCGGACGGTGCTGCCACAGCCTCGAACTTCACCAGGCCTTGCGCAAAGCGGCCGTTGAAGTCAGCACTCACCCCATTGATGCTGGTCGCGAGCGAACTGTCGCCATCGGCGCGCGCCGTCTCCTCCTGGATCAGGCGGGCAAGATTGTCACCCACCTCCGCATCGAGGCTGCTGATCTGGGTAGAGAGTGCGCTGTCGGCATTAACGCGCGCGGTAGCCTCGGTCTGGATGGCCGCCGCGTTATTGCCGGTTTCCGCCGTGAGCTGCGTAATCTGGCTGCTCAACGCGGAATCTGCCGTCGCTCGCGTCGTCTCTTCGGTGATCAGACGCGCATTGGTCGTGCCGAGACTCGACTGCAGATAACGCATGAACTGCGCCGTCGCCTCGTTCTCGGAGACGCGCACCCGGCGCTCCTCGGTGATTTGGGCCAGAGCATCACCTATGGAGGCAACGATCTGCTGGCGTTCGATCTGTCCGACAGCACCTTCGAGCGAGAAAGCATCCAGCAGCTCGACCAGACGCGGCCGGAAGAACTCGTCCATCTCCTGCTGCAGTTCCTTGAAGCGGTTGAGCGCATCGTCCTGCAGCTGCTGCAGGCCGGTGAGCAGTGTCTGCAAACCGGTCGGCTGCGCCGTCGTCATCCAGGGCGTGAAGGTGCGCAGCCGGTCGGGCACCGTCGTGATCGTCGCCCGGGCATTGTAGACCTTGCCGGAGACCACGTTCTTCGTCGTGCGGAACAGACCGTCCTCAGGCGAGGTGCACTGATCCTCGAACAGCTCGGTCGTGCCCTCGATCTGATAGATGAAGCGCACGGCCGTGATGGTCGGATCATCCGGCGGAGTCCAGGTGAAGACGAGCGCCGGCGTGTCATAGCCCTGCGCGCCGTTGATCATGCCAACGGCAACGTTGAAGTTCTGCACCGTTGAGAGAAGCGACGGGTTGATCGGTGGCGTCGGTGGGATGACGATCGGCCCGGGCTCGATGCCATCGTCGTCATAGATCTCAGCGCTGGTCTCGGAGAGTACCAAGGTGATGCGCAGCCGCTCGTCGGCCCGCCACTCGCTGATCAGCCAGCTCTTCCCACGCCAGGTGATCCACTCGCCTTCCTGCACCGCCAGGCCGAAGCGACGGCTGACAGGGACCGTCGCCTTGCCGCCCATGCGGTTCTGTCGATAGCGAATGTTCAGCAGATACTGCGCAATGTCCGGATCGGTCACCTGCAGGAAGTCGATGCTCGTCTGCCGATTGCGGCCGTCGGCAGCGATGTCGGCATTCACATAGACCGGCTTCAGGCTCTCCGGGTTCCACATCGATTCGATCGAGGTGAACTGGCCGGAAAGGTGATTGAAGCGCTCGAAGGCAGATGGCCGGAACTGCACGTCCTTGGCGCGGTCGATGGGAATGTCGGCCGCGGTGAGATCCTTGACCGGGATCTGCGGAGCACCGGGAATGACGCCCGAGAGACCGCGGCGGTTAAGACCGTAGCCGGCCATTGCATCGTCGAACTGCTTCAGCACCTCGGTATGGTCATCGTCACCGCTGACGAAGAGTGAGCACTCATAGGTCTTCTTGCCGTTCGCCCGCAGCGTGTCGCAGACGTTCATCGCCACGAAGTAGGTCGCGAGATCAATCTGCCCAAGGCTCTTGCCCTCGCCGATCAGCGTGCGGCCAGAGACGAGCGCGCGAAGGCCCAGCTGATAGTTGAGGCGGTGGACGGCCGGGTTCTTCGTGTGCACCCAGGTCGACGGCGTATTGAGCCGCTGCGTCCCGGAGCCACCGGCAACCGTCGAGTCCTTGCGTGGATCGTATTCGCGAAGCCCGCGCAGCACGAATTCAAGCTCCGGCCGCCCCTTCGAGCCGAAGAGCTTGTCGCTATAGATGCGTTCGACGACGACGTAGCAGATCCCGGCATTGACGCTCGTGCTCTTCCACTTGTTGCCAAGGGCCGCCGAGACGTCGACCAGCTTTTGATCCACCAGCTGGCCTGGCCTGCCATCGTAAAAGCGGATCGTCAGGACCGGGTCGCCAGAGCCGTTGACGAAGCCCTCAATGTGATAGTTCGCGACCTCGTTGCCGATGACCGGCCGGGATACCAGGGCTTTCTTCTCGCCGTAAATGTAGACGTAGGGCTCCAGCCCGTCACACCAGCCATTCGCGAGCACGAAGACCTCGGCGTTCCATTTGTTGCCGCTGCCCCACTTGGCATAGAAAGTCCGCTGCCCCTTCGTCTTGCCGACGCCGTAGAGCGTGCCGACAGGCACATCGCCGCCGAACTGGATTTCGCCCTGGACGGCCGTGTATTTCCGCTTCTGCTGCTTCTGCTGGCTAAGCTTGCCGATTGCCAGCTTGGCACCGAAAGCGAGGGCGCCGCCGATGAGGCTGGCAGCGAGCGCAGAGCCGCCGAACAGCGCACCGGCGATCGCCGTCGCAATTGAAGTGAAGATTGCCATGTGAGGTTATCCGAGGTGAAAGGCGGCAATAACGTCGGCGAGGCCATGATCGCTGCGGCCCCGCTCGGTCTTGGTGACGAAACGGGCGCCGAGGCAGACGCCAACATGCTCGGCGCCATCGGAGAGGCGCAGGACGACGAGATCGCCGAGCCGCGCTTCCGCCCCGCCCTTCGGCTCCTGACCGAGCTCGGCCGCGAAGAAGCTCACCAGCGACTTGTAGCCGCGCCGGCGCAGCGCCCGCTGCGCGCCGGCGAGCGTGCGATAGGCGCCGCGGTACTTGTCGGCGAAGCGCCAGCCCGTCAGCGCGTCGATAAAGGCACAGCCCAGCATGAAGCAATCGGCCGTGCCATAGGCATAGGGTTTCGCAAGCTCACGCGCGAGCGTGGCTTCGACGATGCGGAAGCGATTCATGGAATGTCTCCGAGGTGCGGGATGGAGTCCACAAGCCAGACCCACTTGGTTCCCCAAGCGTTCCCCCGCCGTTCTATAGTCTATTAATCTAGATCAATATCAGCGCGACACCTGTCCCCACTCCTCAGGGATGGTCGCATTCGTCGCCACGTGCTCCAGGCCCGTGTCGGCGGGATTATTGTCGAACTGCTGCTCGGCCTGCGAGCGCTTGACGCCGGTCGAGCCGCGCGCCGATCGTCCGGGCGGCTGCAGGTCAATCATCATCGTCAACGTCCGCTCGGAGCCCGAGACCGCGCCTTCGTTGTAGCGCACCTGGTCGATCTCGTAGATCGTCGAGACCAGGATGCCGATAACGCTGCTCGAATTCGGCTCACCGGCGAGCGAGGTGATGATCACCGGCGCGTTCTGGTAGTTGAACTCCTCGATCCGCGCGACCGCGTCCTCAGGATCGGTAACCGGAATGTTGGAGAACACGATGGTACGCGTGGTGACGGCTACACCGACGGCGCTCACGAGGTCGCCTGGCTGAATGTACCGGTTCGGCAGGTACACCAGGCCGTTATGAGTAAATTTGCGGCCGCCGCGGTGATAGCCGACCGTTTTGCCGGGCAGATCGAAGCGGATGATATCGAGGATGGCGAATTCGCCGCTCTCGATCAGGTCCTCGACCTCGGGAGAAAGCACGCTCATGAGAGGAACAGCTCCGTTGCGGTAAACTGGACATTATAGTTCGGCCACGTCTTTGGCAGGCTGAAGCTTCCTGCATCCATTTCCATGATGCAGGAAGGCTTCTCGAAATGGACCGTGCACGGCAGGGTGAACACCTGCAGATCCAGGCCGAAGCGGACCTTCAGAGTCGCGACTCCGGTCCCGCTTGCGGTCGCAGCCTGCGTGATCCGGTGCAGCGATCGCACGAAGGTCGATTTCCGCACTTCGACATAGTCACCGGGACCGAGCTTGAAGCCGGCCGGCAAGCCCGAGACGACGATCGTGTTGCGATCCGTGATCGACTGCAGCACCGCGTCGCCATTGAAGGCTCCGCCGCCGGCCTTCACGCCGGAAAGTGGATTGCTGCCCTGATAGGCGATCGGGCGCGGCCGGTGCGCATCGTAGCCGGCGATTACACCGCCGTCGTTCGCATCCATGTTGAAGGCGTCGAACAATGCCGCCTCGGCCGTGGTCAGCTTCGACGCCGAATAGGAGGCCATCCAGTAAGGCGTGCCGGAATACGCCGTCTCGGTGCGGCGGCCTTCCATGCGATTCGTGTCGCGAATACGCACCGGGTCAAACGCGACCTGGCCGTAAACCACGCTCGGGAGCGAAATGAGAAATGCCATCAGAAATCTTCCCCGCCATTCTGGCGATAGTTCGCCCGGGCTTCCTCGTTGCTGCGCACGATGCGCACGGTCTGATCGCCCGTCTGCTCGAGGATACTGGCTAACAAATCCTTGCTCAGTACGATCTCAACGACGGTCCGCCCGCCGCCTCCCTCGCCCTCTGCCGACGCGCCGGACAGCTTGCTCGGCGCGATGATCCGGCCGTGGCTGGTCGGGACAAAAAACTCGTCCTCATATTCGTTCACGCGGTAAATTCGACCTGGCGAGACATCGCCGCCGCCGGCGCGCGCACCGCCGTAACCGAGGAAGTCGCCGAGGGTCGTGGTCGGCACGAAGTTGGAGGAGGAGCCTCCTCCGCCACCGAAGATCTCGCTGAAGAGTGAACCGAAAAGCCCCTTCCCGTTCGTCTGGACATTGATGATCTCGGACAGCAGCGCCGCGATCGCCTCCTTTGCGTCGAAGCTGCCGTCGACGATGCGCATCAGCTGATCGTCGAGGACCTGCCCCATCCGCTCGGCCGCTTCCTCGCTCCTCTCATACTGCTCGGCCAGAGCCTCCTCGGCCGCGAGCTGGCGGTATTTCTCGTCGATGAGCGCCGAGATCTGCTGGCCTTCCTTCGAGGTCGCCTCCACCCCAGCCTCGCGCAGCGCAATGGTGCGCTCACGCTCGATATCGGTAAGCCCGATGATCGCCAGCTCCTCGCGCAAAGATGCGATCACGTCGTCGATCGCCTTCTTTTCCTTTTCGGCTTCGGAGACTTTCTTGGAGCGGCTGCCGCCTTTTTCTTCCGGCTCGATTGGCGTCCATGTGCGCTCAGCCGGGCGGCTCATTGGCTTAAGGCGGTCGTTCAGGATGCCTGCGATTTTGGCGTCCTCTTCTCGAAGTCTACGGCTCTCTTCCTCAAGCGCCGCTATTTGACCGGTATAGCCCGCAAGGTTCGCGTTCTTGCTGTCTTCGAACCCATTTCTCTTTGCCACGTCGGAGAGCTTCTCAGCTTCTTCGCGCTGTTGAGCCTTTTTTGTGAGAATTTCAGTTTCGAGCTCGAGCTGCCGCCGGCCAATTTCAACCTGGCGATTGCCCAGCGTGCTGTTCATCTGGTTCTGGAAGTCCCGGAAGCCGTCAATGAACTCTGCAAGGCTGTCCGCCGCCGAGACAATGGCGGACTTCAGCTTCGTCCCGAAGGTGGTCGCGAGCATGTTGAACTTGCGGTCGACTTCTGCGGCCTTCTGGATCATCTGCTCGTCAAGAACGATGCCCAGGTCGTTCGCGGCCCTGATGGTGTCGCGGATGCCCGCTTCGCCCGCCTCGATCAGCTGCACGAACTGTTCGCCGCCCGCGCCGCCGAAGATCTCGTCCATGATGCGGATCTGAGCCGCCTTGTCGAGCTCCCCCAGGCGGCCGATGATCTCGGTGAAAAGCTCGGCCGGGTCCTCGAGCTTCTGCTTCAGATCCTCGGCCGAATAGCCGAGGCGTTGGAAGGCCTCGGCCGCCGAACCACCGCCAGTGACGATGAATTCGTCGGCGCGCAGGTTCAGCTCCTTAATCCCGTCGGTCAGGGCGTCGATGCCGACCCGGTTCTGCTCAGCGACGAACTTCAGCTCCTGGAAGCTCTTGACGTCGAGGCCGGCACGGCGCGCTTCGTCGCCGATTGAGGCGATTGCACCCGCTGCGTCGCGCAATGCGGTGACGCTGGCGGCGGAGACAAGCCCGGTCACGAGACCGGCGCCCCCCGCTACGAGGTTCTTGATCCTGCCGAAAGACGCGACGACGTCGGTTGCTGTCGACTTCGAGAGCGCCCGCACCCGCGCAAGAGCGGACTCGAAACCTTTCGGGTCGCCGGAAATAGTGACAGGAATATCGGGACGGCTCATTAGTGCCTCGTTGCGGAAAACAGAAAAAGAGCTACGCTCCGCCACGAAAGGGAGGGGCGCATGCTCAGGTTTTTGTTAGCGATCACGCTTGGCGCGGTAGCCGGAGAGGCTGCGGCGGGATGCAATAAAGAGCTTTTGAACGTTGAAGGCTGGTCGGCCAAATCTGCGGCCGAGTTCAGAGTCAAAGTCAGCATAGACCTTAGGTCCACAGCTCCGAAACCCATTCGGATTATCGAGGCGCTCGTTTATTTCCGCGACGCGCTGGACGGAGAGATTGGCTCACTGCCTGTCGAGCGTGACGCTCACATCCCAGTAGGCGGAAGCTACACCCGAGTGATGAAGTCGGCCCCCGCACATTTCGACCGGCTCCTCAAGCTGAGAAAACAGGATGTCCAAACGCATGTCTGCGTTTTCGCGGTCCTCTATGAGGACGGAACGAAGGAGATCTTTTAACCCCCTCGCATGTCTCAGGCAGTAAAGCCGGTCTGAGCAAGAACGCGCAAAGCCCGTTCCGAAGCCGGTGACGGACAAGCCTCTTCGTACCGGACACGCCCGCCGCGATTGTGCAATGTCACGTGATCGAACACGTCAATGCCGAGCTCCTCGGCTACTCGGCGGTGTTCGCTCCACAGAAAGAGGAAATAATCTTCCAGATCTTCTCGCGTCGGGAGCGGTTCAGATTGCGCAGGCGCAGGCAAGGACGATCCAGCAACGCCCAATGAAATACCCAGAAGCGCGGCTCGACGCGTAAGCAGATTTTCAGAGCCGTTGCGTTTTGCAACAGGCTCATCTAGATTCTCAATCATATCAATGAACTCTTGTTGATATCGGAAAAGGGCGACGCAGGTTTCTCAGGCCGTTGCGTCGCCTTTTTCCAATTCTTGGTCGCGCTTCATGCGCTCGCGGACGGCACGCACCACCTCCGCATTTCTCGATGTCAGGTTCTCTCTCGCCTTTTCGTCCAGGTACGCAGCAGCGTCAGCTGGTAGGCGGAGCGTCATTCTTACCTCTTCCATAACGCCTCCTATGCCACACCGTGTGGCATACGATGTGTGGCATATGTGTGGCATATCGGTCAAGCCATACTTGTGTCATTGGTGTGTCATGGCTAGGGAAGATCTTCATTTTCGACTTCGCATCCCCGAAGACCTGAAAAACAAAATTCAGGTCGAGGCAGAACGCAATCATCGCTCCATGACTGCCGAGATCGTCGATCGGCTTTCGGACAGCTTTACCAGACGTCTGAGCAAGAACGCCGCGGCCAGTTTGGTGGACGAGATCCGGAACATCGTGCTCGGCAGCCACATACATGAGCTGCTCAATGATGAAGTCGGTCAAGCCTTGATGGACTACACCGTGAAGAACGGGTTGAGCGACCGAGGCGCCCTCACGAAGCTCCTGGAGCAGGCATTGAAAGCCAACGGATATCTGAAGGAAAGCGAAGCTTCCTAGGCTCCGCCGCCTATGACCTTCGCATTCGGATTAGCCTTGAGCGACGGACGAACCCCGTGCTCCGCGGCGATGCGTCGGACCTCCTCACGCGAAATGAACGGTCCGCCGCGAACATTCCCGGAAAGCCCCTCCACAGTCATCTCGAATTCCGCCGCCGTCGCCTTCCAGAAGATTTCCGGCGACCAGCCGAGCATCTTCGGGTTCGTGGCGATACGGTACAGCGACTTGAGATGATCCTTGATCAGGAGGGGCTTACGGGCTTTCCCAGGACAGCGTCTCCCGCGATCTGCGACGCGGTCCGCTCGTCTCGTCGGATTGTCCCGGCTGCAATATGTGCGGAGAGCGCCTTTTCGACCGCCTCGCGCCAGCCGAGCTGGTCGGCGGCCGAGATATTGCCATCGTCGAGGATCCTCGCCGAAAGCGCCGATATCTGATCCTCGTCATCCGCGACGATCAGGCAGCGGACGGCGCAGGCGACCGCCTTCGGCTCGAAACCGAGGAGGCGGCCGTAGAGTTCGTCGAGCGTGCGGGCGCCGATCGCATCGGAGAGACGAGCGAGGCCGGAGAAAGTGACGGCAATGCGGAAGTCAATCGCACCGATGCGAACCTCCGCCTCGCCGCGCAACGGGTTGGCAGGCAGCATGATATTCCCCAATCACACGGCGGGCACGAAGGTGAGAGCGCCGGTCATGGCGCAGCGGATGTCGGCCTGCAGCTCGTTCGTCTTGTCGCCGGAGAAGGTCATCGAGACGAGCATGTCGCCTTCGAACGTGCCGACGCCGGGCACAGTGACCTGATATTCGGAGATGACCTGGTTGACGGCGTCGGCGGTTACCGCCTTCATCGTGACGGTATCGACGAAGGCGCCCTGCCCGCTGAAACGAATGGACTGGATGCCATACATCAGCGCCAGCGTGAGCTTGCTGCCGGGATCGGTGCAGCTCGGCTTGGTGATATCGATTTCCTCGTTGTTGATCTCGAGGGATCGCTGTTCCGTGATGCAGGCCAAGGTGAAGGCGCCTGCGCCGGTCGAGCGGGCAAGCGTAAGCTGACGGCCGAGAGCCATGGCAAAGTCCTTTTTCGCTGGTGGGAGTGGTGGCGCTACAGCGCAGCCTGTTCCGGATTGGCGGCGAGCGTCTTGTAGGCGATCTGGTAGTTGAGCGAACCGGCAAGCAGGGAGATGCCGGTTTGCGGGTTCACGAAATACTGCTGCGTCTGCAGCAGTGCTTCGATGACGAGGCCGCCGAAAGTGATGTCCGACGCCATCGCAGCCTCGATGAGAGTGCAAATCCGATCGAACTCCTCTTCCGGCTCGTCGTCGCGCAAATGCACGATGATCGACAATGGAAGGAAGCGGTCATACCCATCCTCGCCGGACGGTCCCGATGACGGCCGCATCGTGAGCGTCTCTGAGCGATCGGCCCATGTCGGGGTGAGCGCCGGCAGCTTCTCCTGCGGGATCGCGCCTTTGCGGCCCCGCTTCACCTTGTCAGCACCGGAGAACTCCGGAATGGCGGCAAGGCGCGCGATGACGGCCGCGAAGATCTGGCTGCGAAGATGGGCCATGTCAGGCGGCCGAGCGGCCGAGGTCGCGAAGCGCCTGGTTCACGACACCCGCGGAATAACCCGCCTCGAGGATCTGACCGCGCGCCTTGCCGCTATCAAGCAGGCGACCGATGTCGGAGCGGATCGCCGAGCGGAGCCGCGACGGCAATTGCGGCCATGGCCGTTGCGTCATGGCGCCGGCGGTCTGGCGCGCGGCCTTCTTCTTGGCGCCCTCTTCCGTCGAGAACAGCGCCTGGCAGAGGTCCTCCATCGGATCGACCGCGGCGGCCGGCGCTTCCTGTTCCTGTGTCTTCATGATCAGATGTCTCCGGCAAGCGAGATGCGGAGCATGGCCCGCGCATCGTCGTCGATGTTGATGACCTGGTAGGTGACGCCGCCGATCGTGACGCTGTCTCGCTGGCTGGCGAGACCGGGCACCGCGGAGGCGGATACGGCGAGCAGATGGGTGGTGCCTTCGACGGCCTGCTCCTGCTCCTCCGCCAGGTCGGCTTCCCGCCACACTCGCAGGATGACCCGCACGGCAGGCCCGGCGACGCCGTCGACCGTGAACACGGCGTCGGCATTGCCGAAGGCCTTCGCGAACTTCGGCCCCATCCTTTCGAACATGGCGGGACGCGGCGTCATTTCGGCGCCTTGAGCTTGTCGATCTCGGCCTGAAGCTTGGTGACTTCGCCGGCCAGGGTCGCATTGTCGGTCTCAAGCTGCTCGTTCTGCTTCAGCAGCGTGTTGCGATCGCCGATCGCGCTGTCGCGCTCCGCCGTCAGGCGGTCATTGTCGGCCGAAAGCTTGTCGTTGTCGGCGGAGAGCTTCTCGATCGCCTCGCGAAGCTTGTCGAGATCGACGGAAGGCACGGGTGCCGCGGCCGAAGCGTCAGGGCCGGCGGTAAAGGCGCCGAAATTCTTGCGGAAATTTTCCGCTTCCTCAGCCGTGATCCCGCCCGTACCGATCGGAACCGGCTCGCCGGGCGCGTAAGATTTCTTGCCGACCTTAACGGTCACATTGAACTGCTCGGTTTTCTTGCTCATCGGAGCGTCCTTTCAAAGTCCCCGATATCCGCCAGCGAGAAACCGGCGGATATGCGGACGAACACGGGTTGGAAGGGATTAGCGAACCAGCGCGAACAGGCTCGCGTCCGGCTCCGGAGCGATCGGAAGCGGCGCTGCCTGCGTCTGGACGATGGTTCGCGACGGGTTCCTTTCCCGCCACATGTCGGGGAAGCGCTCCATGGAGAGGAGAGCGTCGTTGTCGAGGATGGCGCCGTAGGCGAAGTGGCCCATGAAGCCGAAGGGATCGAAGATCCCGACGCCCATGGAAGGCCAGAAGTTATTGCGCACGCCGCCGACGGTGTAGGGCTGCGAGTACTGGATGAAGGTCAGCTCGCCGATGGTGCCGAGAACAGCATAATACTTGTTCTCCGCGCCGGTGCTGACCGGCCCCAGCTGCATGATGCCGCCATCCTGTCGCCTGTTGTCGAGCGCCTCAAGGAAGCGCAGCGACTTCTTCAGAAGACCGGCGGCGCCTGGACCGAGCAGGACCTCGCGGGCGGTGAAGCCGCTGGTATCGGAGAGCAGCTGCGCCCACTCTTCGATATCGTCCATCGGGTCGACGCCGGCTTCGCCCCAGCGCGTTGCGCCGGCAAGCGCGATCGTCAGCGCGGGGTTGCGACCGAAGTTGACCGTCTGCGTCGGATAGTCCTCGCCCTCGACGATCACCTGGCCGGTACGGATAACCTGCGAGCACATGAATTCCTCGCGCCGAGTGATCCGCTGATCCTGGTCGTCGATGATCGTCGCCAGGTTATAGGCGTAGCGCTGCGACGGCGAGTTGCGGCCGCCGATCGGCTCGCCCGGCATGCGGATCATGTTGCCGCCCGGGCGCAGCGTATTCTGCGGCTTGACGTAAGCCGGCGTGAAGCTGGTCGCCTTGAAGCCGCGGTTTGCCGAGTCCTTGCCCGGCACGTCCGGGTGGACGAACGGCGCGAGTTCACGGTCCGGCAGGATCTTGTCGAAGACGATCTGTTCCATGTCGGAAAGGACCGTGGTCGAGAAATAGCGATCGCGCAGAAATGCTTCCGGGCGATCGCGGGGAGGCAGAACCGCAACGAGTTCTGCGGTGGAGAGGAGAAGTTCTTCCATGTGTGTGGTGTCCTTTCGGTCTCGGGCTTACTTCAGGACGCGCACGTAGAGGGGAGCGCCTGCCTTGCGGAAAGCGGCCTCGACGGTAGCGGCCGTGTGTCCGGCGCCCAGAATGAGTTTCGTCGAATCGAAGGCGCCGCTCGCGTAAACCGCGGCAACGACATCGCCGGCAGATGCATCGCAATCGGTCGCCAGCACCAGGGCGGGCGTCTGCGACCCGTCAGCAGCGGCCGAAGCGGACAGGGTGTATTTGTCCGACGCGGTGATGTTGCCGAGGACAGCACCACGCTTAAGGTTCTGACCGCTGACGATGGTGACGTTGCGGGTGATGACCGGCACGTCGGAAACGAGCAGGTCGTTCGGGGCGAAGGTTGCTTCTCCCATGATCAGGAATCCTTCCGGTTACGGCCGTGACGGGCCAGGATGGTGGAGCGGACGGTGGAGATCACCGCCTGTTTCTCGGTGGCCTTGCCGCCGCCCGGTGTGCCGGCGCCGAGCGTCGGGCTCTTTCCGGCCATGCGACCGGCGAGGCGCGAACCGCCGGCGGAAGCGGAGGAGAGAAGCGCACCCGCTTCCTTGGCCGAGTAGAACCTCGAACCGAAGGCAAGCTCGGCGGCGAGACCCGGATTACCCTCGGCCTTCGGGTGGGTGAGGATCGAGCGGATGCGGCCCTGCTCGGCGCGGCGGACGGCGCTGGCCGAGGTTTTGCCGTCGCCGGTCTCGTCTTCCTCGGTCTCGGCGCTGGTGTCCTCTTCCTCGGTCTCGCTCTCCGGATCGGAAGAGCTATCCTCGGCGGAGGTGTCCTCCTCTTCGGTTTCGAGCACTTCCTCGTCTTCCGGCCGCTCGTCTTCCAGCCGGGAGCCCTTCTTGCCGCTAATCGCGGCGAGCACGCTCCGCGTGAGCGCGCTGCTACGCGTCAAGTTCGACATTCGTCGTCTCCAGTTGATGTTGGGGTTAGCCGGCTGTCCGGCTCAGTTCAGCTTCGAAGGCTTCGAGAACCTGCGAAGGGCGTGCAACCGCGTCGGCGAGGCCGGCATCAACCGCCTTCTGTCCGCGATAGACCCGCGCCTCAGTGGCGAGAGCGGATTGCTGTGTCAGCCGGCCGGCGCGGTACCGCGCGACGGTCGCTGCGAATTCGACGCGGAGCTCTTCGAGCTCGGCGAGTTCCTGCTGAAGCACATCATCCGGGATGGCCTCGTAAGGGTTGAAGTCGGCCTTGTGCTCGCCGGCCTTGAGGATCGTGACCTTCAGGCCTTCCTTCGCGAGCCAGGCGCTCATGTCTACATGCATCGAGATGACGCCGATCGAGCCGCAGATGCCGGTCTGCGGTATGACCAGCTGACGGCAGGGCGAGGCCAGCAGATAACCGGCCGAGCAGGCATGATCCGTTAGAACGGCAATGGTGGGCTTCGCCTGCGAAAGCTCGAAGATCTGCTCGGCGCAATCGAAGGCACCGGTCACCTCGCCGCCATAGCTGTCGACTTCGAACACGACGGCCTTGATGTCGTCGCGCTCGATGCAATCACGGACCTGCACTCCGATCGCCTCGTAGCTGGTCATGCCGCAGGATTTGCCGATCCACTTGCCCTTGTTGACGAGCGATCCCTCGATCTCGATGAGCGCAATGCCTGGCGCAACGAGCTCAGGCCCCTTGTAAAGGGCGTCGCCCCAATAGTCGGTGGCATCCCGCAGCTTCTCGCCGAGGAGCCCCATCTCCTCGCCACCGACCACCTGCGCCGGAGCGTCCGGGCTGCCGAGCACGCGCGGGCCGAAAGCCCGCGCAATGATGTCGCCCTTCGACGGATGTAGCATCAGCGGCGTGCCGAACATCCGACTGGCGATTTCGGGATAGTTCCTCATGCCGTTTTCCTTCTGGCAATCCTTGGGATGCCGGCCGGATGCCGACGCGCAGAAGTCCGGCCGTTGACCTCTTCCTCGGTTTCGTCGCCCGGCTCGGCTGGCGGAGCGGCGCTCGCCTGCGATCTGGCTTCGGGCTTGCCCGGATCGGGATCAAGGCCGAGCCGCTCGTAGAACGCCCGTTCCCGGGCGCGCTGCTGCGCATCCATCTTCCAGTCCCGCCCCTGCTCGGCCGCTTCCTGCTGAAGCGTGGTGAGATTGCCGGCGAGCCTCTCGCTCGCGGCCTGCGCCTCGCGCAGCGGGTCGATCCAGCCTCGGCCGGGGCCGATCCAGTCCGCATGGCACCATGCTGCCGGGTTCAGCTCGAAAGGAACGGCACCCGCCGGGAGCTCGATCAGGCCCTTGTCGAACACCTCCTCGAGCCATGCCCGATAGATCGGTGCCATGAACTGCGAGGCGAAGCCGCCCTTCTTGGCGGTGAAGCCGCGCCAGATCTCGAGGAGTGCCGCGCGCGCCGAAGAATAGTTCACCTGGCTCCAATCCATGGTGAGCTGCTCGTAGGTGACGCCGATCGCACTCGCGACCTTGCGCAACGCCGCATTGACGAAGGCCTCGAAGTTGGCGTTCGGGTGCTCCGGCTTGGTCAGCGTCGCCTTTTCGCCGGGCTGCAGCGTGTTGATGCGAACGCCGGGCAAGTCGATCGGTGCAGCGCCGTAATACGCCTTCTGCGCGGCCGACATTTCGCCGTAGAGCTTGGCGATGCCGTCGTTGCCGTAATCCGCGCCCATCGCCTCGAGCATCTCTTCCGGATCGAAGGGCGTTTCGATGAAGGCGGCCATAACCGCGTTCAGCATTGCCGCCTGGCTCTCATAATCCTCGTAATCGGTCGACTGCTTGATCGACCGCATAACCGGAGCCCAGTCGGAAACACCGCGCGTCATGCCGGCGCGCTTCTGCTCGTAGGCGTGAACGACGATCGGGCGCCCCCATTCGGTCTCCCGCTCGACGTACGCCCAGTGCCACAGGCCGGTATTCCCGGCGAAGAATTCGCCGGGATGCGACTTGCGGAAGTGGTAGCCGACCGGTGCGCCGTAACCGTCGATGGCGACGCCGTCGCGCAGGAACTCTTCGTCCATGCGGCCGTTCGGATTGGAGCACCGGGCCGGGTCAACGACATGAATCGCCGTCTGGAACAGCGGCGCATTGTCTTGCCAGACGATGACACCGAAGGCCTCGCCCTCGGGACCGAACCGCTGACGGGCAGCAAGGCCGAGAATGCCGGCCATCGTCTTCGTCCGCTCGGCGTCGCACCATTTGTCGACATCCTGGGTGTAATCGCGCCACAGGGCCTCGATCTTGTCGGCGATCTCCTCCGCCTGCTCAAACGTCATGTTGAGCGAGACGTGGTTCGGCCGCGCCGCAAGCGTCCAGCCGGAGCCGATGATGTTGTCGACGAGGCGCGAGGTGCCGGCGGCGCCCCAGCCGTCATTGCGCGCGACGTCGTTCAGCCGGTCGACGAGCTCGGAGCGCGACCAGGTCAGCGCCGACTGACCGGACCAGGTGCCCGGCCGCCATTTGGCGAAGGACGGGTGATCGTAGGATGCACCCTGGTAGGCCGAGGACGCCATCAGCCGGTTTTTCGCGACCTGCACGCGGGCAGCCGCACGAACTGCTGGCGAAAGCGGCTTCGCATCGGGGCCGAGGATTGTGACTTCGCCGCTCATCCGAAGATCACTCCCCGGCTGCGCGCCCTGGCGAAGCGGCGAAGGCCGAGTTTCGCCTCGAGGTCTCGGACATACTGGCGCAACGAGCCGATATTTGTCGCGGCATAGGTGACGCTCTCGCCGTTATAGCTGAGCGAGACCTCGGCGCGGCCGATCTCCATCTGGTGCAAGGCCTCACGTGCTTCGTCGAGCCGTGCCAGAAGCACGGCGCGTTCCTGTTCGGTCAGTGCCATATGGATCTTCCTAGCGGTTCCGCTGCGCTGCCCGGGCGGCGCGCGCGAGGGCGGCAGCTACGAGCGGCGATTGCTGTTCTGCCGCGGCGCTCTCGCCTGCGGCAGGTTCGGTCTTGACGGCGATCTGGTTCAGACGGTCCTCGATATCGCCCTGTTGCGGCGCTTCGAGGCGACCGAGCCGATCGGCGATCGCGTCCCATTCCTCATCGGTCCAATAGGGCACGCCCCAGCGATAGGCACCGGCCAAGCTCTGATTGAGCATGTCGATGATTTCGTTGCGCTTGCCCTCGGAGAGCTTCCAGACATAGCGGGTGTGACCGCTCCGGGTCTTCTCCGGTACGCGGGCTTCCGAGGTTGCCTGCTGGTAGAAATCGTCTCCGAAGCCGCGGGCGAAACGGATATAGCCCGCCTGTTCCGGATCGTCTTTCTTGTAGTCCCGATAGAGCCGAATCTTGAACGCCGAGGCGTTGAAGGTGAAGAAGCGGGATGACCACTTCTGCTTCTTCGGCTTGCCCTTCCGGTCATACTCTTTCGTCTGCACGATCGGCGGCGCCGCTTCCGTATTGCCGCCGCGCACCATGATGACGCGCGACTTCGGATGCTTGCGAACCCAGTTCCAGACATCGTCGGTGTAGGCGTTGCCGTCGATCGCGACGCGGTCGGCGGTGCGCTTGCGTCCGGCATCGTCGAGCCATTCGCGCTGCAGCAGCCGATCGAGGGCGGCGCGAACCTCCGGCTCCGAGATATGGCCGGAATGTTCCTTCGCGTCCGCCAGGTGGCTGCCGGCGCGATGGTCGATGACACCATGATCGATGACGGCCCGGTACCGATTCCTGCCGTAGCCGACCAGCAGCCACTCGACACGGTCGCCCTGCACGTCCATGCCGAGCACCAGCGCCAGCGCCTCGGCCGGAATGACACCACGCTGAAAACCGTGGTCCTCGGCGCGATCGCGGAGCACCTCCCAATCGATCGCCTTGTTGTCCGCCTCGAAAGCGAGCCCGAGCCAGTCGTTCCAGAACGTCTGCTCGGCGCCGGAGCCCTTTTCCCGGTTCTCCGGGCCACCGGCCTGGACCGTCAGCCACTCGCGCGCCAGGTTCTCCCAGCGCTCGAAGGGCGAATAGGCCATCCAGATGCGGAAGGACCGATGGCGGCGGCCGCGCTCCGGATATTTGGCAACCCACTTCGCGCCGTTTTCCGGCTTCACCATCCATTCGCGATGGTGCTCGTGGATCTCGCAGCCGCAATGGATGCAGACGAAATGCGCCTGCTCGGGATGCTCGGGATCGATGTGATCCCGCATGTTCTCCCAGCGCAGCTCCTGCAGCTCGTAACAGTGCGGACACGGGACGTGGTAGGTCTCCTGCGTCCCTTCCTGATAGTTCGACGTGATCTTGCAACCCGGCGAGACCATCGGCGTCGAGATCTTGAAGATCTTGCCGTTGAAGAACGCCTTGCTGCGGCTGTCCGCCTGAACTTCCGGATCACCGGCCTCGTTCATCTGCCACTTAGCAAGATCGTCCTGAACCTGCTTTCGCGGCGAGATCATCGACAGGCCCGCCGGCGAGTTGGCGCCGGCAGCCTGGATGGCGCCGCGACCGTCGATGCGTTCCTTGTAAAGCACCGAGTTGCTCGCATCGCGGCTGTTCTGCGAAAACAGCTTGGCGACCGCAGGCATCTCGCGCACCAGCGGCATCAGCTTCGTCTTCGACCAGCGCGCGGCGTTCTCCTCCGTCGGGTGGACATAGAGGAAATCGCCGGGCGCCATGTCGAGGGAGCCTAGCGTGAAGATGTTGGCGCAGATGGTACCGCCGATCTGCGCCGACTTCGCGAGGCTGACGATGTTGCACGGATCTTCCGGCGACAACGCCCGCAGGATCTCCGAGAAGAACGGCACCAGGTCTTCGTTGTACGGGCCTGGATGGTCCGTGATGCGTTCAGAGAACACGATGTTCCGCTTCGCCCAGTCGAGATAATCGACTGCCGGCGGCGGCTCGCAGATCTCGGCAAGCACGCCGAGAGCGAGCCGCTCGGGATTGAACAGCACGGTCATTGCTGCTCGTCCTCGACATGCTCTTCCAACTCGGCCGCTGCGTCGGCGAAGTCGCGCGCCTTCTTGGCCCGATGGTCCCGAAAGGACTTCAGCAGCACATGCGTCGCATCATGGGTCGACACCGAGAACTGAGCGGCAACCGCCTTCGCCATCTCGGGGATAGCCTGTTCCATGACCTTGAACGCCTCGGCCACGGCCTTGACCATCTCTCGCCGGGCATCGTCGGTCAGCATGTACCGGCCGAGCTCGAGAGCTTCCTCGCGCTCCATGCGCGCGGTGGTGATCTTTTGCTGTTTCAGCTTCTCGGCCGCGACCTCGTCAATAAACGGGTCGACGATGACGGTCGGCTTCGCAGGCGCCTTCGACTTCTCCGGCACATCGAACGACAGCTCGGAAGCAACCGGCGCCGATCGCGTCGCAGTGCCGTTCGCTCCGAACCGCTGCGACGGATCGAGGGTCTTGCGCAGCTGTTCGACCGCAACCGATGCGCGGATCTTCGCGTTCCGCCCCTCGCCTTCGAGCGCATCGCCGAAGATCTTCCGCTCGGCGATATACTGGGAGATGCGCCCGGCACTGACGCCGACATGAGCCGCAAACGCGCTCTTCGTCATGATGTCAGCTGCAAGGCTCATCTTTAGGAACGCTCGTTCTTTAGCCCGGCTCTTTAGTTTAGGCTCTGACTTTAGGCTTCAAAAAATCGCTCAGACTGGACAACCTCCGCCGTGCCAAATACCCGCAGGCGGGCGGATGCCAGGAAGGACCCACGAACCGTCGGAGGCCCTAGCGGGCCGTCCGAACCGCCCGCTGAAAGGCGACGGCGAAATGATCGTGGACGTTGGCGACCACGTAGCGCTCGACGACCTCGCGAAGACGAAGACGGATGCGATACGAGACCTGCGGCACGAACAGGATCACCGGATGGATGGCGTTCGTTGCCGGATCACGCTGGTAAACGCCCGGATAGAGGTGCGAAGGCTGCTTCGGCACGAAGAACCGCGCGTTCTTGTAGTTCTTGTTCCGCTTGAGCGACGACGAGGTACGGGTGCGGGTCGCTCCCGCTCCACGATAGTCGATCTGCAGGTCGGCCATGACGCGGTTGAGAAACCCTTGCGTCATGTTGCCGTAGCGATCGAGCGGCGCCCGCTTTGCTGGCACGGCCACCAAGTTACGCTGCATCAAACCTCGATCTACGAGCTGCCGCTCGAAGGCCTTATGGGTCCGCATGCCACCTTCGATCTGCGGGCCGAGAAATGCCGTGGCAGGCAATCCGCCCTTCGTGCGGTCGCCGGTCACAACAACCGCCGCCCTCAGGTTCTGCCGCGATGCCCGGTCATAGACGACGCCCCGCTTTGCGTAAGGGGTGGGCCGATCAAAGACCCGATCCATCTCTCGCTGGACTTCGAGGCGACCGCCCTTGGCCGTCTCGTTCAGCGTGAGCATGATGGCATAGGGAAGCTGCTTTCGCTCGATGTCCGTCAGTGATCGATTGAATTGCCGAAGATCGACTTTGATCTGAGCATCCATCATCCGCTTCTCTCGTCTGGCGCCATTACAGCGCCGGGGTGCATGGCCGCCTCCATCGCTAAATGCGAAACCCGCCCGGCGTTTGCCGAAGCGGGTTCATGTACCGAATTCTGTAGGCTCGAAGGTATGTCAACCGACTGACGCAATTCAAGGGGTGATTTCGAGAAAAAAGCTAGGCGTTTTCAATCTGTTGGAACGACGATTCGGCACGTGCATTTCGCACCCATGGCTGCCGGCTCGGAACGAAGGGCAGCAAATCAACGACCGACAAGCGCCCCTTAAGTTCGGTATATAGCACCAGAAGCGCGTCCTGCCACAGTTGCCAGTCGAGTCTGGAGAGCGCAGCGGACACCAGCGAGTGCGACAGCTCGTATTTGCGGTAGGCGCCCTTCATGGGGCGCTTTTTGCGCTGGTCGTAGCCGTCAGCTTCAAAGCAACGCATCTTGCCGAAGCTGTCCTTCGCCTTCGCCTGCACGAACCAGGCGGGCTTGCCGCGGTGCATGACCATACGGACTTGCGGCTCATCGGCGTGCCAATCCGGACCGGCCATCAGGATGGCATGCGTCGCGACGAGGCTGACGACGTGGCGACCGTTCATAGCGTCCCGCCTCGACAAAGCCTGCCGGATGGCGGCTGCAACGTCGGCCGCGATCAGGCCAAGCTCGTCGCTCCACTCCGGAAAGGGGTTCCATCCCTCGGCAATCTCGAAACCGCCGCGGCGCGCAAGGGACTTCACCGCGTCGCCGACCAGCAGCGCGTCAGGATGAGGGTCATCCGTCACGATGAAATCAGGGATCACGCCATAGCTGTTCGGGCTGCGGTCGATGAGCGTACCCAGCGACGCCATTTCGACCATCAGGCTCCACGCGTCGCTGTAACCTGCCGGAGAGGCTCCGGTCGCCCCGACCTTGCACAGTTCCTGAGTGAACGCCCAGGTGAGAAGCTCTTCAATGCCGAGTTTTTTCATGACGAGGGTCCTTGCGTCCCAAATTTCAGGTTTCCGTCCCTATTTTTGAAGTTTCCGTCCCAAACTGATTTCCCGGGTTCATTGAAAACATTGATCAATTTACAATGATAGGGGCGGTAGGGACGCTAGGGACGGTAATTTAGAGTTACGCATGCACATGCGATGCTGTTTGGATTTTTTTATTGATGAGGAATTTTCAATGCACTTTTCTTACGCGCATCATAAGAACCCGGGATTTTCCGTCCCTAGCGTCCCTACCGTCGCAAGTCATTGAAACTCCGCACCTTTTGATTGGGACGCAAAGCAGGGACGCTGAATTTTATCGTCCCTATCGTCCCGTCGTCCGTCCCACCGAAGAAAATCTGGCAGGGACGATGCAGCTCGCGATGGCCGCAAATCACCACAAAGGGTCCGGGTTTTTTCGGCATAGCGCATCAGAACTCCTCCGGGAAGGGCTCATCGCTCGCAAATCGCCCAAGCGGAGGCGAAGCGGCCGCCTCTCCCTGCCCTGTCGAGCGGAATTCATCGCGAACCACGATGCCATAATAGACGGTCGTGCCGCTCTTGCCCTTGCGGAATTGGTGCATTAATCCGTCCTGCCCTTTCCAGCTCTTGCGCGTCTGGTCCGGCAGTCGCTTCGAGAAGGTTGCCTGCTTGAACTCCGAGAGGCCCTCGCGCTTGGCGTATCGCACATAGGCATTGAACAGCTCTTCCGGCGTCTCGCGATCGATGTCTTTGCCGGTTACATGGCAGGCGTTCCTCAGGAAGGCTCCGATCGGGTCGCTCTCCTCCCGGTATTCTGCGGTTGCTGCCGTGACGCCTTCGGGCACCTGCAGGCCTCTCTGCAGGTAATCCAGCGCTCCCTTGACCATCCAGGCAAGGACGCCAGCCTTCTCCTGTTTCAGCTTTCTCGGAAGATCTCGATCGACCTCCGCTTCAGGGATTTGCACCTCCCATGGCACCAGGTGGACGCGGCGCCAGATACCGTCGCTGTCGTCGCGGATGATGGGCTTATGGTTCCCTGACAGGATAATCTTGAACTGCGGCACCAGCTCGAAGAAGTCCTGATGCAACCGCCGCACGGCGATCGGCTCACCGCCGGTCAAGGTCTTGATAAGGGCGTCCTTCAAGTGGACACCCATTTCCGGCTCCGAGGCTGCTACGAGGCGCGCACCAGGGAGGCGGGCAAGATCGGGCGTCGCCTCCGCGCCAGCGCGCTTGCTGTCGCCGGCAAAGCTGTCGATGGACATCGACACGGCATAATCGCCCAAAACGTCTACCATCAGGTCGACGAAGGTGGATTTGCCGTTTCGCCCGGCTCCATAGAAGAACAGCAGGCACTGCTCGACCGTGATCCCCAACAGGCAATATCCGGCGTACCGCTGCAGGAATGCGCGATAATCCGGGTTCGGCATGCTGCGCTGGAGGAATTGCTGAAAGAGCGGCGCCTGCGCGGCAGGATCAAAATCGACCTCGGCCACTTTGGAGATGAAGTCCGATGATCGATGCCGGTCACATCGCACCTGCCACATGCGCGGCCCATCCGCCTCGGTACAGAAGAAGCGCAACGTGCCGCTGCGGCAATTCACGGCATAGAGATCGCGGTTGAGATCGTTCACTTCCTTGCTCACATAGGGGATAGCCTCGGTGAGCATGTTGTTGATCTTCGACGTCCCGGCCGAGCTCTTCGCATGATTGTGGCGCGACGAGATACGCCCGGCCCGATCTCCCTGAACTTTGTCCATCGCATCGACGATATCGGAAAGCTTCGCATATTCCTCGTATTGCTCTGCGGTCCATGAGGAAGTGGCATCGAGCATCTTCTTCTTTTCACGCTCGGCCTGCTTCCCGACCTTGATCACGTCCTTGAGCCGCTGAAACTCAGCGTGCTCCTCGTCATCCCATTTCTTGCTCGGCGACCCCATGCGGATCTTCGCCTTCTCCGCCTCGACCATTTCGGCGATCAGTTTGTCGAGTTCCTTGACGCGCTCGTCATCAACCTCCGCGCTAACCGAGGGCGGTTTCCCCATGTCCTTCATCTTTGCTAACGCTAGTCGACCGGCCTCAATCTTTGCCTGCTCGTCCAGGGAGCAATCGAGGTTGATCGCCTCGTCATCAATTGCCTCGGCCGTCTGATGGGCAAAGGCGCGAACGACGGCGCCGGACGCATCCTCGAGCCACCGAGTTCCGGTGTAGCCGTGCCAACCGACATTGGTGACGTGCATGATCTTGTCGCCGAACCGCGTGAGCAGTCTTCTCGCATTGCCGATGTCGGTTTCCGGCTCACGGCTGCATTCCTCGCGGATTTCCTCCGGCGAGAGCACAAGGGGCTCTATCTCGTGTTCCGGCTCACTAATGATCAAAGGGTCCGGGTTTCCGGCATATCCCGAACGCTGGGCGCCTGCGAGCGCGATCATCCGGCGGACAGTCTCCGGAATGCCCGGCTTCAATTTCGTATCGCTCACTCTGCGGCCTCCAGGAACATGGCTTTGGAGATCGCACTGGCGAAGTCCTCCCCAGCCGGCGGCCAGCACGTGTGGACCAGTCGATCCGGTGCGGCGAGCCTGGCTTCAGCACGGACCATGGCAGCCGCGGTGGCAACCGGCTCGCTATCGCCGTCAGCAAGGAGAAGGATTTCCGACACGTGTGATGGCGCCTGCACCGCATCGGTAGGAAGCTGATCGGCCTTCGGTACCGGCCCCTGAACACGGACTGGCATCGCGCGGCCGCTCGCATCCTCCTTGGTGAGCGTGTCGTGGTAGAACCACGATTCTCGATCTGCCGGGCCGGCAAGGTTTCCGAGGTCGCCCGTAGCACAATAGAAGGTGTCCGCCCTCCAGCCCTCGGCCGAGGCGAAAGCAGCAACGGTCTCGATTCCTTCGCCGATCACCCAGCGAAGGGCGGTCATGCCGCCATGAATGGGAATGAGCGAGCCCTTCTTCGTGCCGCGCATCTTCTTCGTCGCGAGCCGGTTTCCTTTCTCGTCCAAGCCGAGATCGGGCCGAAACTTGGGGCCGCAGGAAAGGTCGATCCACGTTTCGTGGCAGCCTGTGATCCTGCCTTCCAGGGTGACGAAGGGAGCGATCATAGCCGGCCCGCAGTAATGCTCCGCCTGCCGACCGAACTCATCCCTCCGCCAGTAGGTTTGCCTGGCGCTGAAACGGACATTCTCAAAAACGCCCTGCGGCATCGCAAAGCCGGTTCGCCGGCGCAGATACTCGCGCAACACGCCCCCATGCTCACCGGCTATCAGCGTGGCGCCGAGATAGGTGCCACGCGCCTTGTTGACCTCGCGCTCACGAAATGCCGCCTGCTTCTCTGCAGCTTCTTGCGCGTCTTTCGCTGCTTGAGCCTTGATATTGTTGAGCCTCGCCAAACGAGCCGACCGCTCTTCATCGGTTTCGCGCTCGCCGCCCTCAGGTATCGGTTCATTGCCAAGAGCGGCCGAGCAGGCCTCCAGAAACCCTGTGCGCGACTTCAGGTCGAGGTCATGGACGTGCGCCATAAGGCCGATGCCATCCCGGCCTCCGCCGCAGCTGCGGCAATTGAAGACCTGCTTTCCCTCATTGATCGAGAAGCGATCCGTGCCCTGCCCGCATCTTGGACATGGTCCCGCATACTCCTGTTTGCCGAGTTTATAGCCCAGCAGCGCGGCGGCCTGAGAGACGGTAACCGCCTTTGCGCGCTCAACAAATTCATCGATGCTCACGCTCATCCTTGCGAAATCCTCGGAATTGGGCTCGATTTGGGTAGAGCCGCGGCAACTAAGCACGGGCGCAGCGGCGCCAGGTCGTGTTCGCCGGCGATACGAAGCTGGCCCGATCGGGTCAGCGCCCAAAGCGCTTGATCGAGTGCAATGCCGGTTTCGGTGGACCAGGAGTCACGGTCGCGGGTGACGAAGGGCGTCCCTCGTTTCCAACCGATCAGCGAGTAGGGGCGGCTGATGTATCGGAGCTGCCCGGCGTGTTCGCCGAGGTCGATCCCGAAATACTGCACCGTGCGGTAGCACTCGATGATCGACGGGGCGACGACGAGGAGGATGCGAGCGACTCCCTCTCTCATCGACCCTGCCTCGCCGCGACCTCGTCTCTGACGCTCCTGCCATCGGCCGTGATGGTCCAGACTGCTGGAGATTTTCCGGAGGGGGCCTTCAGACGAACAATAAAGTCTTCGCCCAGCAGACGGTTCATGGCGCGCTGAACCTGACGCTCGGAGACGGAGAGTGTCTTCGCCAAGGATTCTGAATTCGCCGCAAGACCGTTGTCTCCGGCCTCTGTGAGAAGATCGAGGATCTTGAACGCCGTGCCAGTGCCAGAAGGGCGCCCGCCCGTGTGCTTCGGTCGCTCTTCTTCGACGTCGGCAGGTATGGTCCGATCCGTGCTCAGCTGGAAGAGATATGTCGCGCTTGCGATCTGACGGATTTCGGATGCAGTAGAGCCAACCGCCCTCGCTACCTCCGTAGCGGACTTGCCACGCTCCATTGCTAAGAGGACGGCCTCTGTTCGAAGCTCCGGCGCCATCGCGGCAAAGCGGGCCGCATCGAGTCCAATCTCGGCGAACAGCAACATCATAACCACCTCTGTTTTTGGGGATTTTCGGCGGGCGGACCGCCTTGCGACTCGTGAATGGCGTATTCGGCGACGATCGAAGCGAGCCTGTCGCTCTCGGCCTGGCGGCGCTTCGTGTTCCATTCGTCAATGCGCGAGAAGAAAGCCTCGCTGACGCCTTCAAGCCGTCGGTTTTCGAAAGATCGGAGCTCCTCCCATGCGAGCTGCGCGTCGCTCAGGCGACGACTGTTCCAAGCGCACCAGTATCCAAGGCACCGCGAGCCGGACGGAATGCCTGAGACTTCCACGGCATCAGTGACGATCCGGATGAAGGAAGGAACTTCGGACAGAAAGCAGCCAAGCACGTCGAGAGATGCTTTCGCCGGATCGTCGGTCACAATGTAGAGGCGGACGTCCTCGCTCATGCGGCACCGCCCGCGAACAACGGTCCGTGATCTGCAGCCTGTTGCGACCTCGGTGCCACGCGCCATTCCGTTTCGATCCGCCGACGTGTAATCTCTGCATATTCGGGATTGAGCTCGATCAATTCCGCCCGTCGGCCATGGCGAAGCGCAACAAGAGCCGTGGTGCCAGCGCCGCCAAACGGGTCGAGGACAAGACCGCCTTTCGGGCAACCTGCCAGAATGCAGCGTTCGGCTAGCTCTGGTGGAAAGGTCGCGAAATGGGCCTCTGAAAACGGCTTCGTAGCGATTGGCCAGACGATCAGGGGGGCGGGCTCATAGTTGCGCAGATTGCGCCCCTCGCCCCTTGGCGTTGCATTTATTCCGGTGTGATTGATGTGTCCCGAATGGCGTGGTGTCAGAGCCGCGATCGGAGTCTCGCGCGGCTTTCGAACCGGCATAGATCGCGCCATGTTCGATTTCTTCACCTTGCCGAAGCCGTCGTCGTCTACGTCGTTCCGGACGGTCCCGTAGGTGGTGAGAGTCTTAGGCGAAAGCTGGAATCGAACAGCCTTGCTGTCGTACCAGTAGCGCGCCGACTTCGTGAGAAGGAAGACTTTCTCGTGGGCCGTCCCGGGCCGGTCTTTAGCACTGTCGGGCATGGGATTGGTTTTGCCCCATACGATCTCGGAGCGAACCCACCAACCCGCATCCTGTAAAGCGATAGCTAGGCGGTTGGGGATCATGCATAGATCCTTCCCCTTCAGATAGCCGCCTGATGGATTATTGCCGCCGCCCCAACGAGAACCGGAACGCTTGTCGCGATGGATAGGCCCGACTGTCGAAAACGGCTTATCCCTGAATGTACGGTCGTCAGAGCCTTCCGCCTTGTATGCGGCTGCAGACTTGCCGTTAGGCTTTGTGGCGTAGCAGTCGCCGTAGTTGACCCAGCATGTGCCGGTCTTTTTCAAAACACGCCGGAGTTCCTCGAATACTCGGACCATAACTTCGAGGTGTTCGCCAAGCGTCGGTTCGAGGCCGATCTGACCCTCTACGTCATAGTCACGCAGGCCCCAATAGGGCGGCGACGTCACTATGCAATCGACGCTATCCGACTGCATTTCAGCTAGAATGTTGAGGCAATCGCCAATATTGAGGCGCACGCGGCCATCGAGGATCTCGATCATTCCTCGCCTCCATAGACGAGCTTGAGATCACCCCTCTGGCCACCCTTGGCGATCACGTCAGTCAGGCCAGTTTCGACATCGGAGATCTTCTGCTTGAGAGATTGCAGGTCGCGCAGTGAGCGCATTGCCTCATTGGGCGTGATGACGTTGTCGCCGGCCGCCGAATAAAGGCCTGACTGAAATTCCGAGTTCCGCTGCTGCATCTCGGCGTTGTCGCGCATGAGACACCGGTCGTCGTGGCCCTGTTCATCGGGATTCACGAGCTGACAACCATGGAGCTCCGCCATGGCACGGGTGACGACCGGATTGCCGCACTCCGCTTCTAGGCGGATGACACTAGGGATGGGCAGGAGGTCGGGATCTTTATCGCTGTTGCAGCGGCCGATCTGACTCTTCGATAGTGAAGTGAGCTCCGCGCACGCCTCAATGCCACCATTGAGCTTGATCAGCATGCGAGTAGCCGCCTTCAGGCGATGAAACCAGGCATTCGTCAATGTCTCGTTCGTCATTGCTGTCTCTCGAAAGGCAAAAGGTTTCCCGCGCCGGGAAATCCCGGCGTGTTTTCCCAGTGTGGGAAAGGTTTGAAGGTGAGAGGTTCAGTCCGTCAGCAGATCACGGAGGACCGCATGGGTACGCAGAACGGAAAACGGTGGCGGGAGCGCGCGGGAGGATTGCGCGGCTCCCGCCTTGCAGCGAGGCGCAGGGGCCAAATCCTCGCCGCAAATCTGAGAGAGGGATGTTCATTCCGCAGCCTCCAGAACAGAAGCCGGGCGAGCAACACGAAGGGGCCATTCGGCACCATCAGGCCAGTTCTCGGAGAACCAGTGCATCGCGCGTTCTACACGCCGGGCACCGATATCCTTACCGGCTCGTACGGCGGCAAGTCGCTTGCCGTCATTGAACACGCGAGAAGAGAGCGTCGCTTCCGCGATCCCCGTAGAGGCGCAGAAGGCATCCGATACCAAAAGTAGAGTGTCGATGATCTTCATGTAGCCCTTATGTGGTACATGTACCGAATTGTCAACGGTCTATGTACCCATCGCAATTTTTCTCAAATGCGGTATATTTACCGATATGGATACAACGGTGACCACAAACACACTGGAACAGATCCTCGACCGCGTTCGCATTCGCCGCGAGAAGCTCGGGCTGTCGGAGCACGCTGCAGAGCAAGCCGCAGGCGCCAAGGTCGGGACGATCCGCAACTGGCGCAGAGGCGCCATGCCGCGCATCGAGACCCTAAGCCTTATCGCTCCTGCGCTGCGCACCACTCCGGAATGGCTTGCCTATGAAGCAGGCCCGGAGGAGCTCGACGATGTACCAAACACCTCTTCGACGATGGCCGTGCCGAAGATTTCGTGGGTGAGCGCCGGCGCGTTCGCCGCATCGGACGCAGTTATGCCGACGGACGACTTTGAAAAGATTGCCGTCGCCGGCCTTCCTTCAGGGGATTGGGTGGCATTGAAGGTCGACGGCGATTCAATGGACAGGATCTCTCCGCCCGAATCTATCATCCTGGTCAACCGCCGCGACAAACGTCTCGTCCCGAACGCCTGCTATGTGATCGAGGACGGCGAAGGGGGCGCGACATACAAGAGGTATCGCCAGAGCCCGACCCGCTTCGAGCCGGTATCGACGAACCATAACCATGAGCCGATCTTCATAGAGGACGGCAACATGCCTCGCGTCTTCGGTCGCGTTGGAAGATCCTACATAGACATGTGAGAGCCGACCCGAGCCTCAACTTCAACCCCGCTGCGGCGGGGTTTTTTATTGCCGAATCAAAGCCAGAAGCGGTTTTCATACCAAACTCCACAATCTTTTGGCTTAGACAAAAATCGGTACATGTACCTATTCGTTGTTGACGTGGTACATATACCGAATTATCTTCGCCGCCATCCCTCGGGATCGCGGCGGTTGCAATCGCTCCGGACCCTAAGGGCTCTAAACCCCTCAAACCGGAGATGCACATGCTTGTTGCACTTGGCACTACCCGCGCCCAGCGGATGCATTCCATGGAAGATATCGTTCTCGCGATCGGTCCCGGCTGCACCGAGAAGGACCTTCGCCAGCGCGGCTTCAGTGACGCTGAAATTCAGCGCGATGGCCCGGCCGTCATCGAGCGCGTCGCCCGCCGCTACGAACGCCGGGTGGCCTGACCATGGACCACTTCACTCCCTTTGCGGACGCCGCTCCGCCGAAAATCGCCATCCGCGAAAAACCGATCTGGACGTTTCGAGCGGTCCTCGCGGTGTTTGCCGTTACTTGCATCTCGATCGGATGGCTCGGCCACGGCGTGACTGACGCACTCGTCGATCTCGATCGCCGCATCGCATCGGCGGACCGGAGGTGACCATGACAGCGCTCACGCGCCTTGCGCCAGAGCCGATCTGGTCTCTCACATCCGACGGGTCCCTGATTGACATCGCGGATCCTCGGCCCGAGATCGTCTGTTTCCTCGAAATGGGTAACGTGCTGTCGAAGATCGCACGCTTTGACGGCCGTAACCCGGGGCCTGCCTACTCAGTCGCCCAGCATTGCGTCATGGGCGCGCAAGCCGTGATGAACGAAGGCGGCTCGCTCGGCGATGCAGCCCTATTCTTGCTCCATGACGGGCATGAATACATCGTCGGCGACCAGTCCCGCCCATCGCAGAAACTTTACTCGTCCGTCTGCATCGATCTCTATGGCGAAGAGCGGATGATTGACGCCGTGGTAGCTTGCAAGGCCGCTTGGGACGAGGCGATTTATTTTGCTGCGGGTTTGCCTGGTCCCGAAGGGTGGACAAAGAAGCAGGCCGCACTGATCAAGACGATGGACAATCGGATGTGCCGGGTAGAGGCGATCGCCCTCTTCGGCCACCACGCCGCGGACCAACTCTTCCCCAAAACGAAGCCGCCGAACCTCTCCAGCGCCATCAAGCCGTGGGCGCCGATGAAAGCCGAGGAGGAATTCCGCAAGCTCGCCTATCGCCTCATCGGCGAAGGGCGCGTCATCGGCCAAGCGGCCAACGCCGCTGCGGCCAGATCGTCGAGGTGACCGATGGCAGGTTCCGTCAACAAGGTCATCCTCATCGGCAATCTCGGCGGCGAACCGGAAGTGCGCCGTACCCAAGACGGCAGGCCTATCGCCACGATCAACATCGCGACCTCCGAAACCTGGCGCGACCGATCGACGGGCGAGCGTCGCGAAAAGACCGAATGGCACCGCGTCGTCATCTTCAATGAGAGCCTGGCAAAGATTGCCGAGGAACACCTGAAGAAGGGAGCCAAGGTCTACGTCGAGGGGCAGCTCCAGACGCGCAAGTGGCAGGACAACCAAGGCCAGGACCGATACTCGACCGAGATCGTCCTGCAGGGTTTCAACACCACCCTCACCATGCTCGACGGCCGCCGCGAAGGCTCCGGCTATCGCGCCGGCGGCAATGGTCCCGAAGACTACGGCATCGACGGCGATCGAGCCGCCGGCCGCTCCTCTTCCCAAGCTTCCCAGTCATTCGAGCGCGAGCTCGCACACGACATCCCGTTTTAACGAGGGACTTCCATGAAAATCATACGAGACAGTCAGGCGCTCATCGGCATGCTCGAGGGCGGCGAACTCAATCAGGAAATGAGCACGAAGCTCGTCGAGACATTGGGCGAGCTCGGCGCCATGTCCGAAGACAATCCCAAGGTCGTGCACAAGGGCAACCTGACCCTGAAGCTCGATTTCGCGGTCGCCAACGGCATGGTCACCATCAATGCCGACATCACGACCAAGACCCCGAAACGGGCGCGGAAGTCGTCGGTCTATTGGGTCACCGAGAGCGGCGCGCTTTCGACCGAGCATCCCCAGCAGCACGACATGTTTTCAGGTCCGCGCGACGTGAGCGAACGCACGCGCGCCTGATCCCCTCTCCAGCTCCAAAGGAAAAGATAAATGACTGAAACACAGAACAAGACCGGCGCCGCTCTCGACATCGCCGCTATCCACGATCTCTCCGATCGTGCCGGTTCACAGATTGCGACCCTGTCGCTCTCGACCGCTATCCCGGGCGTACCGTCGACGATCCCCGTATTCGTCGACCGCAAGTCTGGAGCCCTCTCCAGCGTTGCGGATCTCTTCGAGCGCTTTCGCGAGCACCCACGTCGCAAGAGTGGAACCGCAAAGGTGGCGACGCTCGAGAGTCTCATCTCCCTGATCGATCGCCATAAGACCGAGCATAGCGCCATCTTCGCCGAGACCAACTGGGAGAAGCCATCCATCACCGCCGTTTTCGACTACCACGAAGCGAAGAACGGCGGCCTCGCGGACAACGGCAAGCACCGGGCTCATTATGAATTCCCGCTTTCCGAGGAATGGAAGGCCTGGGTCAAGATCAACGGCAAGCCGCTCGAGCAGGTCGAATTCGCAGAGTTCATTGAAGACCACATCGCCGAGCTTTCCGCCCCCGACAGCTTCGAGGCCGAGGACTTCCGAGGCAAGTTCGGCTTCAAGGTCGCTTATCCCAACGAGCTCGTAGCTCTCTCTCGCGGCCTGCAGGTGCATGCCGAGACCCGCGTCAAAAACAACGTTGTGCTGCACAGCGGCGAAGGCGAGATCACCTGGGACGAGGAGCATCGCGACGCGCAGGGCAACAAGCTCACCGTGCCCGGCATGTTCATCCTCTCGATCTCCCCGTTCTTCATGGGAGACCCGACGCGCATTCCGGTTCGGCTGCGTTACCGCGTCTCCGGCGGCAAGGTCCTCTGGATTTGCCAGCTGTACCGACCGGACGTGCACATCACCCAGCAGGTGATGCGCGATCTGGAGCGCGTCGCTCACGAGACGGAGCTGCCGCACTTCCAGGGTGCGCCCGAAATGCCGAGCGCCTGATTGAGATCAGCACGGGCGGCGCGCGAGCGCCGCCTCTCCCCATCAAAATACAGAGGAGCGGGCCGAGCTCGCTGAAATCACATGATCAAACTCGGATCATTCGTGGAAGACAGAATCACCACTTTTGCCGGCGTCGTGACAGGACGCGCCGAATACATCACTGGCTGCAACCAGTATCTTGTCACGCCGAAGAACAGCGACAAGGAAGGCCGATGGATCGACGAGCAGAGGCTCGGCGTGAGGCCTGACATTGAGCCGATAACGATCGACAACAGCAACGGGAATGGCGCGGACCTCCCTGCTCCGATCAAGTGATGACTCCCTTGGACCGACACGTGGTGTCGGCCATTCCTCTCCCCCATTGAGGTTCCCCATGTTCAAGGCTGAGAAAGCAGCGATGGCTTCGGCCCTCGCAATTACCAACAGTGTCGTCGAACGACGATCGACGATCCCGATCCTGCAGAACGTTCTGTTCGAAAAGGACAGCACCAGTAGCGACAAGCTGATCGCACGCTTCACCAATCTCGACATCGAAGCCACAGTCCGCTTCTCGGCCGAGGTCGGTAGCGACTTTGAGGCGTTCACTGTCCCCGCCGGGACGCTCTCCGACATCGTCAACAAACTGCCGGACGGCGCAGATGTTGCCATTCTGTCGGATCGCACGAACGGCCTAACGGGCGTCACGCTGAAAGCAGGCCGATCGCGCTTCAAATTGCCCGTCCTGCCAGCAGACGACTTTGCAACGATGAAGGTCGGCGAACTCCCCCACAGCCTCACGCTGCCGGCCACCGAACTCGCGGCCGCGCTCGCGGGTGTTGGCTTTGCCGTGTCGACAGAGGAAACCCGATACTACCTCAACGGCATCTTCACACACCCGGTCGAGGATGGCATTTGCCTCGTTGCCACCGACGGGCACCGCCTTTCGAAGCGGATCATTCGCACCGAGACCGACGCCGCAATGCTTGGCGTGATCATTCCCCGCGGTGCAGTCAAGGTCATCTCGAAGATCCTGCCGAAGGAAGGCCCCATCCATCTCCAGGTGTCGGATAGCGTAATCCGAATAGCCGCCGGCGACACGACGCTGACCTCGAAGCTCATCGACGGTACCTTCCCCGACTATCAGCGCGTCATTCCCACGCAACACGAAATGCTCGCGACGATCGATGTGCAGGCGCTTTCCACCTCCATCGACCGTGTCGCGACGGTCTCGGGCGGCGAGCGCGGCCGCGCCGTGCTTTTCAGTTTCGGCGAGCAGGTCCTCAAGCTGACCGTCAACAATCCGGACGCCGGTGAAGCGGAGGACGAGGTCACCTTTGAAGGTCAGGCAGATTTGTCGATCGGCTTCAACGCCCGCTACGTCGCGGACGCGCTCGCGCATCTGCCGGGCGACCGCTTCGAAATCGGCCTCGGCTCACCGGGTGACCCGGCGGTGCTCCGCAGCGTCGACGGCAGCCGTGAAAACCTCATCGTTCTGATGCCGATGCGTGTGTGAGGCCTGCTATGATCCTCTCCACACTCGACCTCCCGCGCCTCGCGCTTTCAATCCGCCAGCCCTGGGCTCATGCATGCGCCGCCGGCTGGAAGGACATTGAGAACCGCAAGTGGCGCACCGCAATTCGAGGCCCCATCTGCATTCATGCAAGCGCGTTTAACAAGCGCAACTTCGAGGAAGATCGCGAAGACTACCTCGAAGTGCTGCACGAACATGTTGGCCGTCCGCAGCCGCCGACACACGAGAAGGTCGCGCTGGAAGGTCTCACCTTCGGGGCGATCATCGGTACCGCCACCATCGTCGACTGCGTCACCCGCAGCGCTAGTCCGTGGTTCTTCGGCCGCTTCGGCTTCGTCCTGAAGGATCAGCGGCTCCTCGACACTCCCGTTCCCGTCAAAGGCGCCCTCGGCTTCTTCGAGTGGCGGCCGCGCGTCATCAACCGGGCCCCAGCACAACAGGCCGCGCCAGCGCAGAAGGATTTGTTTTGATGGACACGAAAACTGATCAAGTCAGCCTTCCTGCGTTCCGAGTCCATTTCCATGACGGCAAGACATTCGACATAGTCGCCGCCAACAGCCTCATCGCCGAAAAAAGGGCACGTGCGCGCCACCCGGGCGGCTATGTAAAAAAGGTCAAGCTCATTCGGGAGAAGCAACATGCCTAGGCATCTCCGGAAGTTGAAACCCTGCCCATTCTGCGGTCAGTCAGACGCTTTCGTTGAGCGCGCCGATTTCTCCTCCTGCTACGTCTTCTGCAATAGCTGCAGCGCCAATGGCCCAATTGAGTGCCAGGAGGCGGACTATGAGGAAACGCCTGGCGAACGGGCAGCAATCCGATCGTGGAACAAGCGAACCCGCGGTATCCGGACGGAGGAGCGCGGCAATGGCTAGCGTGGCCGCTCGAGAGAGAATTACCGCATGCCCTCTCCCGCCAATTCGCGGCCTCAACCGAGAGCAGGCTTCTGCCTATGTCGGAATTTCGACCACACTATTTGACGAAATGGTCAAGGATGGCAGGATGCCGAAGCCGAAGCGCGCGAACGGTCGCACTTTATGGGATCGGCACCAGCTCGATCGGGCGTTCGACCGCCTGCCCGGTGGAGATGTGGAGGACGGCGGCGAGTGGGATGTCGAAGTCTGATGCCACGCAAGCTCAGAAGAAAATACGTCGTCGAAGATAAAACCGACGGAGTTCTCAGGTTCTATTTCCGTCGCAAAGGCCAGAACAAGATCCGCCTGCCGGGCCACCCGGGTACACCTGAGTTTGAGAGCGCTTATTACGAGGCGCTGAACGGAACGATGAAGGTCGACAAGGCCGGACCCAAGCTGTCGACCAAAGGTTCAATCCGATGGCTCTGCGAGCAATATTTCCAGTCCGCCGAATACAAGCAGCTCGACGCCCGCACCAGGCGAGTGCGCAAAGGCATCATCGAACACATCTGGGCGGAGCCGCTGAAACCGGGAGCGAGCAAGCTCTTCGAAGACATCCCAATTTCGTCATTCACGCCGAAGCACATGCGGGTGCTCCGCGATCGGAAGGCTGACCTGCCGGAGGCGGCAAACGGCAGGATCAAGTCGCTGCGCGCGGTTTTCGCATGGGCGACAAAGAAGGACGTCGAGCTGGCGTTGACCAACCCGGCGCGCGACGTCGATTATTTTAAAAGCGGCTCGGAAGGCTTCCACTCCTGGACTGAAGAGGAAATCGCGAAATTCGAAGCCCGGCATCCAGTCGGCACGAAGGGGCGCCTGGCGCTCTCTCTCATGCTCTACACGAGCCAACGGCGCAGCGACGTTGTCCTCTTCGGTCGTCAGCATGTCTCAAACGGCTGGCTGCGCTTCACGCAGCAGAAGAACCGCAAAAAGAGGCCGGTCTCCCTCGAGATACCTCTGCACCCGGTGCTGCTCGACATCATCGAAAAGAGCCCGTGTGGAGATCTGACCTTCTTGGTCACTGAATTCAACCGGCCGTTCACGACGAACGGCTTTGGTAACTGGTTCCGCAAGCGCTGCAATGAAGCAGGCCTGCCGCACTGCTCGGCACACGGCCTCCGGAAAGCCTCTGCGACCCGCCTCGCCGACCGCGGCGCCACAGAGCATCAAATCATGTCGATCACCGGCCACACGACCTCGAAGGAAGTGACGCGGTACACGAAAGCTGCGAGGCAGAAGGTGCTCGCGCGCTCAGCGATCGAGCTCATGGACAAGCAGATCAGCGAAGATTGA